CCACCGTCAAAACACGCAAGAGAGCCTCGCCAAGCGCCGCAAAGGCCAAGCCGAAGGCCAAGGTAGCCGCGCCGGCAAAAAACCCGCTAGGCAGGCCCACAACGTATAGCGCCCATATCGCTTCTGTCATCTGCACTCGCATAGCAGAGGGGGAGAGCCTAAGAGAGATAGTGAAGGATGCAGGGATGCCAGATCGGTCGGTGGTTTACGACTGGTTGTTGCGCCACCCTGAGTTCGCCGACCAATACACACGCGCTCGTGAAGAACAGGCCGACACGCTGGCTGATGAAATCATCGCCATCGCTGACGAACAGCCTGAGATCATCGCGGTGACCGACAAAAAGACCGGGGCGCTGATCGAGCATAAGTTGGATGGCGCTTTCCTTCAGTGGCAGAAGAATCGCATCGATGCCCGGAAGTGGACGGCCATGAAGCTGAAGCCGAAGAAGTATGGCGACAAGCTGGCGCTGGGTGGTGATGGTGACGCTCCGCCTATTAAGACAGAGGAGACATCGTCGAGCCGCCTGTTCGAGATCATACGCAACCTAGAGATGGCGAAACGTGCTGGCTGAACTGCTAGACGCAGAGACAGCCGCCGAGTTCGACTCGTGGGAGGAACACGACCGCATTGCCCTGATCGCCCACGCTGAGTGGGTGCAGGGTGCCCACCGCTATCAGGTGCCGCCGCCATTAGAGCAGGATTACACGGTCTGGGTGATGCTCGCGGGGCGGGGAGCGGGGAAGACCAGAAGTGCCGCCGAGGCGCTGTGGTGGTGGTCATGGAGGCACCCCGGCACGATGTCCATCGTGGTGGCCCCGACATCGGGCGACTTAAAGTTCACCTGCTTCGAGGGGCCGAGCGGCCTGCTGGCCTGCATCCCGAAGCCGCTGGTGGTGGACTACAACAAGCAAGACCACCTGATCACATTGAGCAACGGCTCGAAGATCAGGGGCGTGTCTGCCGACTCATATGAGCGCCTGCGCGGTATTAACTCATCCTTCGTTTGGTGCGACGAGTTGGCCGCGTTCCACTACATCCAAGAGGCGTGGGACATGATGGTGATGGGCTTGCGTATCAAGCCTGACAACCAGCCGCACAGCCAGCCGCGCATCATCGTGACGACTACGCCAAGGCCGAAGGATCTGATCCTTGATCTGGTGGGCCGCGAGGGCGACGATGTGGTGATCGACCGCGCCACCACCTACGCCAACGAGGCCAACCTAGCGCCCACGTTCAAGCGCCAGCTAGAGCAGTACAAGGGAAGCAAACTGTACGAGCAGGAGGTAATGGGGGCCATCATCGACCTTGAAGACGGCAAGGTGGTCAATCGGGCCATGTTCCGCCTGTGGCCGGGGAACAAGCCGTTCCCACGGTTCGAATACATCATCCAGAGTTATGACTGTGCCTTCACGGACAAGGAACACAACGATCCGACCGCGATGACCACATGGGGCGTGTTCAAGCCGCAGGACGGCCCGATGTCTGTCCTGCTGATCGACTGCTGGGCTGAACACCTGACATTCCCCAGCCTGAAGCCGAAGGTGATCGAGGAGTGGCGCGTGTCGTATGGCGAGGGCAAAGAGGCCAAGCGCCCTGACCTGATCCTCGTGGAAGAGAAGGCGGCAGGCATCAGCCTGATACAGGAACTGCGTCAGATGCACCTGCCTGTGCGGGGCTACAACCCCGGCAGGGCCGACAAGATGCAAAGGCTCCAGATCACCGCCTCGATCTTCACCACGGGCCGCGTATGGCTTCCTGAGAGCGATACCCACAAGGGCTATGTCCGGAGTTGGTGCGAAGGGTTCCTGTCCCAACTGTGTGCCTTCCCCGATGCCGCGCATGACGACTATGTGGATAGCGCAACGCAAGCGATTCGGTTATTAAAAGACATGGGGTGGCTCGACATCAATCCTGAACCAAGGGATAATGATGACGATGATTATTTAGAATATACCCAGCCAAAACGAATTAACCCATATGCGGCATAAACCATGAGTGACTTACGCAAAGCCGGCAATGCTTGGTCTAAACTCTATGCAAAAGCCCTTGAAGCGGCAAGGGCAGAGAAGAAGGCAGGCGCATTGGGTAGCCGTGAAACGAGCGTAGGCTTACAAGCTCCTGCGGTTGTAGTCCCTTCTGGGCTTAACGAACTCAAAGAAGCCGTAAAGAACAAACGCGGCAGTTTTGGGGCAAAGCGTGTTGAACGAGCGGCTGACGAAATAAAAAACCTTGAACGGCTGTACACAACTGATGCTTTGAAAGAGGCGTTTATTGGCGACAACGCAAGAGCGTTGATGACAATGAACCCAAGCGATTTTGAAAGATATGCAACGCCAATCCCAAAAGGAATAAGTGGGCCGCAGGAATTTAGAGGGTTTGGCAACCAATTTCATGACGAGTCTATGAAGGGCATGACGTTGTCTGATTATTTAGACAACTTGGCAAATGTAAAGGGCGGGTTTGCTGACGTTCCGTATCTGATAATCAACAAAGAAGAACAGGGGTTGCCCTTAACTCCATTTATTTCGGGGCACGAAGGCAGGCATCGTAATCGGGCGTTGGCAAAGCAAGGCGAAGAGGCAGGGCTTGTTCAATTATTGCCGCGTTCTGAATTGAGAGAGCCATTTCCTCGGCGTGATCAAGAAGAATACATTGAAGCGTTGAGAAAAGAACTTGGCATGACTGATGATTTGGTTTTGCCACAAAAGTACAATGAAGCAACGGAATCGTTGTTTGACAAACAGATCCAACGCCCTGCAATCAAGTTGCCTGATATTTACGCAGATGGAGGCAAGGTAGCCAAAGGCATTATGGGCGCATTGGCTCAAGCTACTGATATGGCTAAAGCGGAGAAGGCCGCGCTCAAAGTAAAGCCGCCAAGCGATAACATTGCGACGGTCACAAATTCAAACTTTTATTACCCCAAACACATTGGCAATCAGACGCTGAAGGTCAATGACGTATCGGGCGGGGTCAGGATGTCTGACCCGCACGAGCGCAAACGGGTAGAGGCGCTCGCGCAGAAGATGTCTGGCCCCAGCGGCTATATCAGTCGGATCATAGTTGATCACAACAACAACGTAATTGAGGGCCAGCACCGTCTTGAGGCGTTGCGGCATCTGGGCATCGAGGATGTGCCCGTATACAAGATCGAGGATTTGTCGGACACGATGCCGGTTGCCAAGATGGAAGAGGCGCTCAACGCCGTTGGGCCAATCCACCCGGATCATGCGGGGCAGTTGGTTAGTTATGCCCTTGAGGGCATCGCTGAACATGGCCTTGAGAAGGCGCGAACGATGGACTACGGCAAGTACCAGAAGTTCTACGAGGCCGCGCTCGATGCGGCAACGCCAGAGGTGGGGAAGTCGGATGGCGGCAAGATCACGAGAGGCTTGATGGGTGCCCTCGCCAAAGCAAAAACAATGGCGCAAGCGGAGCGCGATGCAAACCGTACTGAGTTCCTTGAAGGTAGCGCCGCCCAGAAGCGTTTGTACCACGGGACAGGAAGCGACATTCAGGAGTTTGACAAGAGCAAGATCAAGCGCCCAATGTTTGGCGAGGGGTTCCATCTGGCTGAGTCGCCGGCTTTGGCAAGTTTCTACGCCGGCCAATTCAAGGAAGGCCAAAACGTAATGCCAGTTCACGCGGCAATCAAGAAGCCGTTTGAACTGAAGGACATGAGCAAGTGGTACGACATTCCCGGCAACACCGATGCGGAGAAGACTGCATGGATCAAGTCGCAAGGGTATGACGGCATCAAGTACAACCACGGCGCACCGTACAACGCCCCGAATGAGTCGGGGACTGGCTGGGTAGCCTTTGAGCCAAACCAGATTAAGTCAGCGACTGGGAACCGTGGCACCTATGACCGGAGCCAGAACGACATCAATAAGGCAGACGGCGGCAAGATCGCCAAGGGCGTGATGGGGGCGCTGGCAAAAGCCAAACAGATGGCACAAGCAGAGAAAGCCATCCCAGCGCCAATACAACGATCAATTGATCAGGGGTACAACCACGGTTGGTATCACGGCACAACTGGCGACATCAAGTCATTTGATCCCAAGTTGCGTGGCGAAAGCACTAATGCCAACAGCGCCAAGAAAGGCTTCTTCTTTGCAAGAGACCCAAAGTCGCCGCCCAAGCATTTGCAAGTCAAATCGAACGATCCCGAAGCAATTGAACTGCTTCGACGGTTTGGGATGTCGGAAGAAGATATAGCAAAAAACAACGCTGTGTCGTTTGAAGGGCACGGGAGTTCAACGGCATCGGACTATGCTGGCCTCGGCGGAGGCAGGGATTATAAAGAAGCGATGAGAAACGCTTCGTTAGCAAAAAAACGTGGAGATTGGGACGCTTACGACAAATACACTCAAGAGGCAGAAGCGGCTGTATTTGGCGAACGGGATTATCGTCAAGGTTTGGTTGCCAAACACGGTGACGCTAGGGATCAACTGCTTCATTCAATAGATCAAGCGTTTAGTTATGGTAGACCAGAAGCATATAAAAATATGTCACAAGAGGACTTAACAAATCTTGATCAGACGCGACAGCGACTTATGCCATATAGTTGGTATATGCACGAAAACGCTCCGTTTGAAAAAATACTTGAAGAAGCCTCAAAGTATGGAACTGAAAGCCAATTACAAAATCTCGCTAAAGAAATAAAAAATTTTAAATCAGTTACAAATGAACGGCGGCTTGCTGACGTAGAACAAGGCGCAAACGTATTGCCTGTTGCATTGAGGTACAAGAATCCGTATGTGCATGATTTTGGTGGCGCATCGTATCGAGATGAGTCATATTCCGATTTGATCGACAGGGCATTGGCAGGCGATCACGATGCGCTGTTGTTGCTGAACACGTTCGATCCGGGTGGCGGCACACCCAAGATGATTGACGTTGGCGTTGTGTTTGAGCCAAACCAGATCAGAAGCCGGTTTGCCCAGTTCGATCCAAAACACATCGAGTCAAGCGATATTTTAAAGAAAACCGGCGGGGTACTTCACATGGCTGATGCAGGCAGAGTAACCAAGGGCATCATGGGGGCGTTAGAAAAGGCTCGCAAGATGTCGCAAGAAGATCAAGTGGCTCAAATAGTTGGTGGCGCGGCGCGAGCGGCTGGCATGAAAGCCCCGGTTACGGCAACCAAAGATTTAACCGACCTTGAAGATTTTGCTTATTCAATTAACGATTCGATCAGGCAACGCTCCGCCGATATGCAAAATTTGGTTGAATCGATGCCGTATAAGTACGGCAAAGGGCAACGTGTATTTACAGAAGACAGCGCACGAAAAAATTGGCCCCCTCTGACTGTGCTTGGTCGCACGTTAGACGGCAACAGAATAATGAGGGAAAACCCTAACGATTTCCGAAGTAAAAAAATCATTGACGAGGCGACAGGCAAGGCCAAGCGCACACCGTATGAACCGGGGTACAAAGTCAGGCTTGAACATAGCCCAGAAGACTGGTCAGAGTTTGTGATACCTGAGTCGGCAATTCTAGGCAATGTTGATATGGCTGACGGCGGGAAGGTTGGCCGAGGCATCATGGGTGCATTGACCAAAGCCAAGGAAATGGCAATGCTTGAACGCAAGGCGGCGTTGGAAGCGTCAGAACGCGCCTTGCCGATGCGCCTAGCGCGAGCGCCAGCAAAGTCTGATGCAGAGATTGCGTCACACGCAGAGCGGGTTGGCCGGCAGATGCTTGGCGAACACGTTATGAGCGGCAAACCGGGGAAGACGGTCAATCTTGCTGGGCGCTCGATGAAAGAGAACGACCGGATCAAGGGCGTTCAGTATGAGTTGAAGCCGACCAAGGACTTGCCCAAGTCTGAGGTAGTCGAGCCACGGATCGGGGATGTGAATGTGGCGTTTCCCGGAGACTATACGCTGTCCGACGTTGAACTGGTGTCTGTGAACGGCAGGCCAATTAGATCAAAACAAGAAGGCGGATCGCGGTACGGTCAAGGCAAGTTAGACATGGAAGAGCCTGTGTTTTGGGCATCTGGTGAAGGCCCAGCGCAACTAGCTCAAGACAAAATCACCGACTCGGCGCATTTTTTTGACCCGGAAAGGGTAATGGCTCATCACCTCGCAATGGGGCCGGTAGCCACCAATTTTGCCCAGCATTTTGCAGATGCAAACCTCCGAGGCATCGACTTCAGCAGAATGTCAAAAGACGACATCGACAAGTTTGACAAGATGATCGCCGCTGGGTATGAAAAGAAAAACAAAAAGACTGGTGAGCGCCAACTGTTTGCGTTTCCAGAATGGCCCGGAATTGCCAATCTTGAAGAATCATACGAAGCCATGAAAGCAGACCCGGAACTGCGAAAGTGGTTTAATTCGCGCATGAAAACGCCAAAAGACACTAGCGCCAGCAATTTGCCCAACGGTTTGGATACTCAATGGGCTATTACCAGCCCCGACCTGCGAAACATGGAAGTCAACCTGACCGGCCATTCGGTTGGTGAGATGGTGCCAGAAGCGGCGCTTACGGATACGGCCAACCACAACACTTACGAGAAGGGCATCCGGGGGCTGTACAAGGGCCACCAAGAACTGCTGACACCGTTTGCCTTGTCGTTCCCTGATGCCGCACAGCACATTGCCTCAACGCAAAACCCAAGCGATTTTACGGGGACAATTCAGAAAGTGTTCCCGCACCAGATCGTTGATCAACAGCACATTGACGAACTGGGCAAGTATTACGAGAAGCTCAACAAAGTGCTTCAAGGTAAAAAGAAAGACGGCGGTCAAATTGCCAAGCCAAAAAAGCCAAACCCACACAGTGAGTTCCACCGCAAAATGGCGGATGGCGGTTACTTTTGGACTGACAAGGATTCACCCGACAACTTTTTGAAAGTCAGGCACAAGGCCGAAGGCGGTGATGCCGACGATGTCAGCATTAAGGACATTGCCAGAAACTTGGGCAAACTCGCCAAGGAGCAGGGTAAGGAAGAGTTGTCGTCGCTCAAGAAACCACGCGCAATGACGGACATTGGCAACCGTGGCATTCTCGCGCCAGCACTTGGTGCCCCTGTGGATCTGATCAACATGGGCTTGACGGGCATTGATGCGCTGTCTGGCATGATGGGAAAACCGACTCGGTTAGCGAGTGAAAAACCATTCGCTGGTCAAGAGTATTTTAAAGACCTGATGAATGAGTACGGCGTGACTTCCGGGGAAGATCGCCCACTGATGGAAACCACGCTGAGTTTTTTTAGCCCCACGGGTATGATCAAAGGCGCTCAGAAGAGTGGCGAGATGGCAAAGAAACTGCCCGAATTTGTACGCAAAATTGAATCTGGCTTGGGATCAATGTCCAAGAAACACCAGTAAGATAGGACACACACATGGCAACCCAATTTCCAATTGACCCCAACGCCGAGCGTTTTATTGACGGCTTGAAGATGACGGATGACGGCGGAGCAATTGCCGACATCCCCGACGAAGACCTTGATGTTGAGGAACTTGAGGACGGGTCTGCCATTGCCACGATGGGCGAGTTCAAAGGCCCAACAGAAGACACCGACTTTTACGAGAACCTTGCCGAGACCATCAACCTCTACGATCTTGAGAAGATTGGGATGCGCTACCTTGACCTGATTGACAAGGACAAGGAAGCCAGAGAGAAACGCGACAAGCAGTACGAGGAAGGTTTAAAGCGCACCGGCTTGGGCGACGATGCCCCCGGTGGCGCAAACTTCTTTGGGGCCAGCAAGGTGGTCCACCCCATCATGGCCGAGGCTTGCGTGGACTTTGCGTCCCGCGCCATCAAGGAAATGTTCCCGCCTGACGGGCCAGTTCGCACCAAAGTGCTGGGCGAGGCAACGGACGCAAAGACCGAGACCGCCGAGCGTAAGCGCGACTACATGAACTGGCAGTTGACGGAACAGATTGAAGAGTTTAGGGACGAGCAGGAGCAGTTGCTGACGCAGTTGCCGTTGGGTGGCTCGCAATTCATGAAAATTTGGTACGACGACAGTAAACGCCGTCCGTGTGCTGAGTTTGTGCCAATTGACAACATGATTTTGCCGTTTTCGGCGGTGAACTTCTACACCGCGCAACGGGTAACGGAACAGCAGGATATAAGCGGCTGGGAGATGCAACAACGCATCGACCGGGGGTTGTATCGGGACTTTAGTTTTATCCGCGCCACCGACGAGCCAGAGCAGACCAAGTCGGAGAAAGCCAACGACAAGATTGAAGGCAAGGAATACAACGACAACGAGGACGGCCTGCGCCGCGTCTATCACATCTACACTTGGCTGAACATTGACGATGATCCGGTGACTAAGGGCGAGACCGCCCCGTACATTTTGATGATCGACGAACTCGAATCCAAGATTCTTGGCCTCTACCGTAACTGGGAAGAAGGCGACAAGACCATGACCAAGTTGGATTGGCTGGT